ATACTACCTGTGATACCAAACCCTACAGTAGAATCTACATCTATCACTGTAGATCCAACAGGTGCTGATCTCGTAATAAATGTTTTACCAATCTGTTGAAACTTACCTATTACAGTGCCCTTTGATAAAGCAATTTTGTAATATGTCTTATTACCAAAGACTGCCCTTTCTACTCCTGTTATTGAACCACTTGTTTGTAGTGGTGTGGTTTCTTGGATTATACTCTCACCAGATATCTTCAAAGGATTACCAGATATCAACTCACATAAGAGAACTTCATTGACTCTATATTCAGCGTCTGAAGGACTAATCATATATTTTGATGGTTGAATCATTTCAACCTTTTCACCATACAAAGCACCAAATAGTATCTTGAACGCTTCTTCTGTTCCCTTTGATTTGTAAAAATCTTTTGATTGTCTAAGGAAATTACTTTGATCTAATTTATTAAATAAATTTCTTTCTGAAAAACCAGGTAAAATTTGTTTCTTGTGTTTTTTTAGAAACTCATTTAGGAATACATTACTAAGATTGATTACTTTAGAATCTACAGCATGTGTACCTATACCTGTTTGTGAAAAAGTAAGATACTCAGGACTATTTGTTTTTCTATTATTCTCTATACCACTGAATCCTCTTACACACCCAGTAAATGAAGTACTACCTATTCCTGTATATGTGATAATCTCATTATCTATTTTTAGGAGACCCCATTGACTCGGCCACCCTTTTGTAGAGTCAACATATATTGTTGTATCTCTACCATTTGCATACTGTGATAATGAAGTAATCCCAGTCAGAGTCTCAGGGTTTAGAAAATTAAGACTCTTGTATTCTACAAGATTATCAGCTATATCAATTGTTCCCCCTTGAAATTCTTGGGAGATATAATATTGCTTCATGAACTCGCCAAAGCGAGGATTCTCATTGTCAATTACCTCTGGTATTTGACTCTGAATTATTTCATGTACTTTTACTTTCGTAAGAGATGTTTGGATCATTAATATCCGTATCCGCTACTGGATGATGAACTTGAACTTGATGATGTAGTTGATGTCGATGTTGTAGACATTGGTGTCGATGATGTATCTATCGCACTTGTGGGGGTGCTTGTTATTGGTAGACTATCGGGGGAATGAGATGCACCTGTCATTTTATTACCATTTGGCATAGTGTGGAAAGCACCGTAATAAGGTTGTCCACTCACATATCCAACCAGTGTGCTGGCAGTAGATGTGCTTGTTATGATTGCTCCTCTTACTTTGGCACCATTAGTGTAACTAGATTGAGGATTATATCTTGTTCCAGAGGTATTTGCTCCTGTAGATATAGGATCTTCTCTCATCAAGAAATTACTATTGGCAACGTCAAACTGCAAATACAATTCCTTCCTTGCTAATACATCATTTGATTGAGGTATAGCTTGAATCTCAACAATATTATCGGACAACACAGTTGATGTTATGTTTACTGTGTCTAAAATTACTTCACCCTTCGCATAATCTACAGATCCAAATGATGACGATAATATTTTGACTGATGAGTCTGAATCAATTTGGAATAAGAACAATGATCCCTTATCACCTGAAATAAACTGATCAGAAAAGTATACAGTCCCCTGTACTCCAGATACACTGAATCCAGTAGACTTTATATTATAACTTGATTCATTTCTATGGAAGGTATTATCAAAACATATTTCATATTGTGCAAACTGATTAATTTGAGCAACTAAGTTTCTTCTGATCCTTATAGTGGTGATATTTGACGTTATGGAATCATCCACCCTATCAATAAGTGACAATACTTTACTATACTTGAATCTACCACCAAACTTATTCAACTCAGTGCCACTTGCAAAAGAAGTTAATGAAGAAATGACATCTGTTTTGAGATTATCTGGATCACCTATAAAGTTTGCATTGTAGTAAACGTAACTATCAATCTCAACATATAAAAACTTCAAATCAATCAACTCAGGCACAATACCTGCTACAGAATAACTTTTCAATGATGATAATATTTGTTTTTTGGTAAACTCTGATAAGAAAGAACCATTCTTAGGTTTAGCAGCGATATAAACTCTACCATACTTGGGAGGTGTCAATTCTTCACCCCCAAAGGCACTGACAGACTCTATGTTGGCATACACTGAGGGGATTATTGCTTCATAATCACTTGCAGTCACTGCCCTATGTTGAGATGAGTAAAGTCTAGGAGCATAGTATCTAACACTGCGTAAATCCTCTATTTCATCACCATTTTCTGAAGGATACTGTGGTGATAGAGTTGTTGTAAGGTTTGTTTCAGTGGCACCGTCCTCATCCTTTACAATACCTGCATAAGACACTCTAGCAACACCGTTACCATTCTTACCCTCAGTCTTGATGTATGAGATATCAATAACATTACCATTATCTAATTTTGCACCAAATATACCATCTCCAAATAGCACCTCATACTTCTCATCCGTTGTTTCTTGTATGAGATATATGTTTGATGTAGAGGTAACACCTATAATATTATCCACAAGTTTATACTCAGTGGCAGTGGTGCTTGCGTTACTTTCTTTTACATTTACTCTTATCGTAGATGTATCGACACCGTTATTTGGTATTACGAATCTTTGATTAGGTTGGGAATCATTTATTACGAATGTTGATTTGAGATATTGACCTTGAAACATTTCAATAGATCCCACTGCTGTGCCATCTAAAGCAGTGCCAGTTACTTTTTCTGGTATTGAGAATATGTAATTTACATTTGACACCGTTCCATTTGCAATAACACCAGGTTCAAATGTAACAGTTGTTGTTGACGTTGATATACCTGTCATATTATAATCAACGAGCATTTTTGCTGCTCTCTTAGACCTAGGTACGTAACCTATATTTCTTGCTAAAGAAACAACGTTTTCTCTTAGTGTTGCACTGTCAATGAATGTCTCATTGACTATCATATTACTATTATACGCTGTTGTATATGAATTATATGCTAATAAGTTTACTATAACTGATAAGTTAGATCCCTCGAAATCCATATCTGAGAAATTAGAGTTTTCTCTCAGATAATTTTTTATAGAAGATTTTATATCTTCAAAATTTAGGTTTGTAAATTGTTGCAGTGCCATTATAACCTAGTTGGTTCGAGAATAAAATTGACTGATTGAGTTGGTGAGTTGAGTCCAACAATATCATAAAATATAGTTACATCAATTGAGTTTTCGTCAGGTGTAGAAACAAATTTTACATCTGTTAGGGTAACTCTGGGTTCAAAATTCTTTATACTTGTCTCAATCTCCTTTTGAATCGGATCAACATAATCATCACTAGCAAGTTCAAACAATGAACCGCTTATACGTGATCCTAACAAGTGATTAAAAAATACTTCTCCTGTTTGTATACGAACTAGATTCTGTACAGAACGTTTTATAGCATCTTCATTATTCAGCACAAGAATATCATCCGTCACGGGATGTTTTTTGAAAGATAACGAAATATTTTTGAATCCTTGTGAAAAAGTCTGTGCTGGCACTAGATCTTTATAGTCTGGGTATATTTATCATTATTTAGAGCAAAAAAAAGACTCTCTATTGAGAGTCTTCTTCATGTCCAAGGTATCTAACCTCTATTTCGTCTGGATGAGGGAACCCTTCTTTGTAATAATCGTCTGCCAATTCTTGCACTTTATCCTCCATCTCTTCTTCTGTAATTGATTTGAACTCTAGCGATCCTTTGATGTAGATATCATATAATTCCATATTAGCAATGTTTATCATCATCGCTATCTATATGATTCTAGTTTTCTCATGCCCAACTCTACACTGTGGATCTACCCATATTTCAAAACCTGCTTTGATTGCATCAAGACAGAATGATACATCTTCACCACACATATCTTGTACCTCACCAGAATCAAATACCTGCATCTGCGGAGCAAACCAAGGATACTTCATCTCACTATGTTCAAACACACCCTTCTTGATAAGTAACCAACCAAACCCAGAATAGTCAACAGTAAATGGTTTACGTCTCTTTACGATACCATCAACCATCTCATGATTCATGACTCCACCATTATCTTTGAAATCATCCTCTTCTAACCAATGTGCACATGATGTAGTTCTACCATCCTCAGTTGCATACCAACCACCTGCTATGTCTTTATCCATGGCAACCACACGATAGAAACTCTCATTAGAGAATACTATGTCACTATCAATCCATAGTTGATAATCATAGTTGAGTTTGCCATCCCAAGGTAATTGGTCAGGTCCTCGTAATACATTCGCACCAAGACATTTGCATCTAGCAAAATTCACCATAGAACTGTAGTCTTGTGCTATCTGTATATTTGCTCCGTTCTGTACCAACTCAAAACAGAGTGATACGAAATTTTTTAGGAAGATGTATGATACACCTCTACCAGGTAAACAAAATACAATGCTTTTACCTTTGATAAGTTCTTTTGCTGCTTCAATATCAAAAGCGTCTTCTTTCACGGTTGGTGGTTTAGAAACCACTTTAAATCCTTTAGCCATAATTAGAGTTCAGTCGTAATCATTATAACACTTTATATAGCGTCTATCAACTCAATAACTTTATTTGCCATTTTCTTGTGACCTTCTGCACTTGGATGCCCACCATTCACACCTTGAGCATAGTTTTGCGGATCTACCCTATCCATCCCTAATAATTGATTTTGTATCAAGACAGGATTGTAATCTTTACAGAGTTGCCTCCAATATCCGATGTGACCATTATAAAATTCTTTAGGTCTTAGAATGCTAGGTTCAAAGTGATCTGCAATCATGGAAACATATTTTTGACCAACACTCTTACAATATGCGTCAAATAAAAAAATGTTTTTCCACATGTTCTCAACACCAAGCACGTCGTTGTATATTTTTGTATAATAATTTCTTTGAGTATTAGTCTTTATATTTTGTGGTGTATATAACTGAGGATCTTTATATTGATCATAAAACTCTATTCTAGATGTCACTGTAAATTGTAATACAACTATATCCGTTTTTGTGTTTTGTAGGTATTTGATTGTATTTCTAACAATATTATCATTACTAATACCACATTTGGATATGTTGACGTGACCACATTTATAGTGGTCAGAAACAAGGGTGCTATATCTTTCTCCTATTCTATTGTGTAGTTCATCACCCCATGTGATACTACATCCACTAAAACACAGTGACATCATACTTATGCGAAAATTGTATTGCATCCCCTATAGTGTTCACCATAGGTTTACCTTTTATATTCAAAGACGTATTCAATAATACAGGACATCCAGTACGTTCGTACCAGCACTCCAGTATGGGTCTCAGAATACTCTCTGAGTCTTTTGGTACTGTTTGTACCCTAGCAGATCCATCGACGTGTATACAGGCAGGTATCGCCTTCTGCTGCTTACATTTATAAACATAAGACATATACCTTGATTGTTTAGGCATATCAAAGTAATCTTGACAATGTTCCTCAAGTATTGCAGGTGCAAAGGGTCTGAACTTATCTCTCCTCTTTATTTCGTTTACTAGGTCTTTTGTTCCAGCTTCCCTTGGATCCGCCAATAAACTTCTATTACCGAGAGCACGAGGACCAAACTCAGCACGGCCATTTGCAACCCCCACGACTTTTTCTTTGAGGAGTGCATCGACAACTCTCCTTGGATCACATAACTTCTGTATATTATATCCTAGGTAAGGACTGAAGGCAACCTTCTTACCATATGCTAGACATGCTGCTCCCAGAGCACCACCAGCGTCACCAGGACAAGGCATAATCCACATGTTGTACATTTCCCTCAATCCAGTGTTTACGACGCAGTTGAGGGCAACACCACCACCATAGCAGATATGCTTACTATACTGTGATGCTTTTGCAAATATGTTATTGAGTTCTAATTGTAATATTCTCTCTGCACTCTTTGCGATATCACACTTATCATAGTCACCCAACCTCGCTCCCTTGTGATTATTCTTATGTAACTGCCTTTCTACTACGTTCATGTTCACAGGGTTACCAAACGCTGCCATCCCCATAAAGATATACTCCTCATCAAGTGGACGCAAACCTGCCCACTTCGTGAGTGCTGAGTACCACAACCCTATAGATTGCGGATACCACTGCGACCATCTCTTTTTATATACTGCTTTTCCGTCTTTGTACTCCGCAGTCCATATCGATGTAGTATCCCATTCTCCTATACTATCAACGACAACTATCGCTGCTTCATCAAATGGTGATGTCTGGAACGCTGCTGCTGCGTGAGACTTATGGTGACTATGATACTCTGTGGGTTCGAGTGATAGATGCCTAGGTCTATACCATGCTTTCTGACCTGCAAAGAACTGCCGTGTTCTTTTCAACCATGGTCTTTCGTAGAATGCTATCTTACCATCATGACATAATAACTGTGCTGTGGACGCAGCAGTTATATCAAGATGTTTATCATGCTTTATCTTTGAGTATCTCTCGGAGTGAGTAGCATAACAAATCTTACCATCATTGACTACAGCGACTGCTGCGTCATGGAATCCTTCACTGAATCCGATCACGTAACCTGTTTCGCCTCCTCATATCTTTCATATCTCTAATTATAACATATTCTTTTGCTACTTTCTCATATTCATCTCGTTCAGGATAATTACCTGGATGTGTAGTATCTCGTGGTATGTCATATTCAAAATCAAAAGTTTCTCTATAATCATCTGTGTCCATATTGAAGTATGTAATTTCTATTCCTTTGTGTTGTAAGTACTTTTCAAGTTTTCTAAAATTTCTTACAAACCCATCAAGGTGTCTCCATATTACATTTTTATCTTCTTTTATAATCTTTGCTCTCTTGAGTTTGCTTGCAAAACAATCAATCAAATTCTCTTTGTATGGTAATATATTTTTTCTTGATTTGTATATGTCTAATACATATCTCTCAAGTTCATCCTCTTCGCTTATATTTGGAGCATCGAAAACCCCTTTACCCATAATAGTCAGAGGATTGAAAACTATATCAACATCACATAATTCATCTACAATCGGTCTGATACATCTAGTATTACTCAAAATGTATGGTTCCAAAAAGGTTTCAAGATAATTACCAGATGGTGCTAC